GATGGCTGGATCGGGGACAGCCGTCACTCCCAGCGGCGCAGCTTCCACAACCCCGACAAGCACGGCGTGGTGTACGCGCTCGACATTGACGAGAACATGGGACGCGGCAAGGAACGCAACGGAGCGACCGCGCGGCAGTTGGCTGACGAACTCGTGGCGTACGCCGCGAGCAACCTGCCGGGTGCCAAGCGCATCATGCACGTTGTCTACGAGGACCAGGTGGCAAGCGGCACCTACCGCCGCTGGTTGTGGAAGTGGCGCGGCAAGGGCTACGGCCACACCGGACATATCCACATCACGTTCACACCAGCCGCCGATAAGAACGACGGACTATTCCCGCTGCCGATCCTGGCGCGGGATGAGGTCGTGCGCAAAGCCTGGAGCGAGGCGCTAGGGCTATGACCCTGGCCGAGAGGCTTGGCGACGCGCGACCGGCGCAGCGTGGACTCCCCTGCCGTACTGCGGTGATCCTGGCTGACCTCAACGCTGACGACGCGCACGCGCTACGGGCCGCCATGGAGATCCCGAAGGGTGACCCGCGTCGGCTGTCCTCCCACCTGATCGCATCCATGCTCCGCCTGGAGGGCTACGACATCCACTACAAGTCCATTGAGACGCATCGCAAGCACGGGTGCAGGTGCTTCAAGCATGGCGCTGGCCGAGTCGCTGACGCCTAGGCCGCCGCGCGTCCTGGTCTACGACATCGAGACCTCGCCGCATCTGGTGTGGACATACAACCTCCACGACGTTTCCATCCGTCCTGACCAGATCGTGACCCCGTCGCGGCTGCTGTGCTGGGCTGGGAAGTGGACCGACTCGCAGCAGGTCATGTATTACAGCGAGCACCATAACTCCCGGCGCGAGATGGTGGAGGCGCTGTGGCACGCGCTCAATGACGCCGACGTGGTGGTGGGTTACAACCATCGAGGCTTTGACAACAAGCACGCGATGCGCGAGTTCGTCACTATGGGCCTGGGACCGCCGTCGCCGTGGGTGGACGTGGATCTGCTCAAGGAGAACCGGCGACTATTCAAGTTCGCCAGCAACCGGCTCGGCTATGTGACCGAGACCCTGGGACTGCCGACCAAGTTGGACACCGGGACCGGCCTGTGGCGCAAGGTGCTGGAGGGCGAGGAGAAGGCGTGGGCCAAGTTCAAGGCGTACAACGTGGCCGACGTGCGCGCGACCCAGGCGCTCCTGGAATACCTAGCGCCATATGTACGAACCGTACATCTCGGCTTGTTCACGGGTGACCCCACCTGCTGTCCTACCTGCGGTGGGACTGACCTGACCCCGATGGGTAAGACGTACACCAGGACCGCTGCATACCCGCAACTGATGTGTGGCTGCGGTGCGTGGTGCAAGGTCCTAGCCAACGGGCAGACCAGACCAATCTAGGGAGCCTGAGTGATTGACCCTGCGCTGGCAAGTGAAGCGGTGGCCACGATGATGGGCGACCGCATGGCGACCCACGGGAAGCCAGAGGACACCATTGGCCGGATCGCCGGGATGTGGTCCGGCTACCTGGGTCGGGACCTGTCGGTGGCCGACGTCGCCGCGATGATGACCATGGTCAAACTGGCTCGCGCCAGACACGGCTACGACCGGGACCACTACCTAGACGCCATCGCGTACACCCTGATTGCCGAGGCCAGCGCACGGTCATGGTCAAGATAGTTATCGGGGACGTGGAGGTGCGGTGGGATGGTGACATCTCGCTGCGCCAGTTGCGCTTCCTGATGCGCGAGGCTGCCGGGATCGCGGTGGCCATCAACGCCGAGACTGAAACACCCGAGGAGACCAAGACCACCGTGGCGCTCGGCTTCACTACCGAGGTGGCCGCATACGACGAGCCGGACCTGAGCGAGTGGTTCGAGGAGTCCCCCTAGACCCACCCCCTAATGCCCCTGGCAGCCCCATAGAGGGCTGCTGGGGGCTCTTTTTGTGTTCCGGCGTGTCAATGCTTGCCAACCGTCGGACGCACCCCCTAGTCTGGCTGTTGCCAGGATTCTGGTCACCGCGCTCTCCTGTCGCGGTCATAACTGAATAACCCACCAAGTGCGTGGAGGGACGACCCCCTGCGACCCCCCTAACGGTCGTCCCTCCACCTCCATAAGGAGGAGTTATGTGGATCACCCTTGCAGCCCTCGGGCTGTTTACCGCGTGGATCGCCTTCCTGTCCTACTGGAAGGGCTACGCCAATAGCCAGCGGCAGGTCCGTTGGCTGCGCCAGGAACTCCTGCGCGCCGAGCGCATCGCCGAGCAGATGAAAGACGCGGCGATAGACGCTGAACTTGACGCCCTACTCAGGACGGCTAAGTGATGGCGGCGGCGGTCCTTGCGCTGGCACTCACCGCCGTGCCGACATCCGAGCCGATCCAGATCGGCCCCAAGTTCTACCCGTCCCCGGTGTCCCTCTACCAGGGTCGGCACTACGTCCCCGAGGACAACGAGAAGCGGCTGTGCATTCGGCAGCGCGAGTCACGCCACGACTACCGGGCTGTGTCCTCGACCGGCAAGTACCGGGGCGCGTACCAGTTCTCTCCCGAGTTAGGTGTCGGTGCCGCGTGGATGATCCAGAAGGAACTGAAGCGCCAAGGCGTCCCTGACGAGGTGGCCGAGGCCATCGGCGAGGAACTGCGCGCGCACCCGGTCAACCAATGGGCACCCGTCTTTCAGGACCTCGCGTTCTGGCTGGTTTGGGATGACGGCAAGGGCGCACGCCATTGGGACGTCCCTGGCGAGCGGTGCGGGTTATGACCCCCGAACAGGCGGCGAAACTGCGCGAGCCGTTCCCGAAGTCAGCCATCGGCAAGATGCCGAAGGCGGGTCTGCAACTCGATTACGTCGGCCATGCGGCAGTTACGCAGCGGCTACTAGAGGTGGACCCGACCTGGACCTGGCAACCAGCCGGGGTCGCTGACACGGGACTGCCAGCGTTCGACGAGCGCGGCGGCCTGTGGATCACGCTCACGGTCTGCGGTGTCACCCGCTACGGCTATGGCGAGCCGATGGGTCAGGACCCCTACGACAAGGTCAAGGGCGCCATCGGCAACGCCATCCGCAACGCGGCTATGCGTTTCGGTGTGGCGCTTGACCTCTGGGCCAAGGAGGATATCACCACCACGTTTGACCACCCGCGCCCTGTGGCGACTGACAAGCAGGTAGCCAAGTGGACGGCAGCCCTATCCACGGCACCCGACCTCGTGAAGTTGACCACCATCGCCGAGGAGATCACGGGCTATGTGCTGCCTGATGACGTCCGCGCGGAGCTGCTGGATTGCTTCCGTGGCAGGAAGGCAGAACTCGATGGATGATCTAACCGAGGCACGTCGGGTGACCGAGACAGTCACCGCTGAGCAGATCGTGGGAATGGCGCGTGACGCCGAACTGGTGGCCGTGCTGGAGTGGCTGACTGCGCAGTCGTTTGCCGTGCCACAGGACCAGCAGGACTTGGTGCTGTTGCTGCGGGATTGCTTGCGGGCGAAGGCGCACCGATGAACGCGCTCAACCCGGCCAACGTGCCGCTGGCAAGCGATAAGCGATGGCGTATCGCGGCCACGCACACTTGCACCCGGTCGCAGGCTGACTACCTAGATGACCTGCTGGCGCTAGAGGAAGTGTCACCACGCCAACTGTTCGGCGATGGCTACACCGACCCCTGCAGCCTGTCGTCCTGGGCTGTCCATTGGGCTATCGAGGTACTGACGGCGCAGGCGCAGGCACGAGCACAGCAGGAAGCCGACCGCGCAGTGGAGGAAGCACAGGAGCAGGACCTCAAGACGTGGATCGCTGCCTACTACCGCGCACGCAACCCGCAGTTAGGGGTTCCTCGTGGCTGAGTTCTGGTGCTGGGGCTGCGACGGTCGCACGGACCACAGCGAGACGTTACGCGGCCTGGTCTACAAGTGCGTCCAATGCGGCATCACCCGCGATCTATCCGACCCGAAACTGACAGGGCTCGTGAGCGGGGCTGCTGATGTCTGACCTGCTGACGTATCTGGAGGAAGTCGAGGCGCACGCCAACCCCGACTGGAAGGACGAGGCCACGCGCATCATTGAGTTGCTGGCGGCGACGCGGCAGAACTTCACCACCGACGACGTGTGGCAGCGGCTCGGCCATGTGTCCACGCATGAACCGCGCGCACTTGGCGCGCTGATGAAGCGTGCCGCTTCCCGTGGTGTCATCCGTGCCACCGACGGGTGGGCCACCTCGACCCGTCCCGAGTGCCACGGCAGGCCGATCCGTGTCTGGCGGTCGTCATGTCTGTGATCTCGCTCGGCAAGTGGCGCTGCTTCATCTGCGGCCAGATCGGTCAGGACGGCTGGAAGTCCTACGCGCGTCACTACGACACACACCACCTGGACGGGCGCGACTGATGCCACTAGTCATCCCGACCCCCGATGAAGTCATGGCGATGGACGCGCGCCAGAAGGCTGCGTGGCGTAAGCGCATGGGACTGGTGCAGCGGCAGGCGCAGCAGACCGCGCACCTTCTGACCTACGGCGAGAGTGTCGTGACCCAGGCGCGTGTCTGGTTCGACCTCTACGGACCTGACCCTGACGCGCTGCGCCACCAGGCCGAACTGCTGGAGGCCATGTGACCGCGCCGAACCAGTTGGAGATCGTCAAGCGGCTCTCCGAGTTGTCGCGGCTGTTGGACGCCGCAACCGTCGAGGTGGCCGAGTTGGACGAGGCTGCCGTGGTCGCCAAGCAGTCGCACGAGGTGGCGTATGCGCGTGCGTTCCTGGCTGCTGACGGTCCCGTGGATGCACGCAAAGCGCTGGCGACGGTGGCCGTCTATGACGACGCGTTGGCGATGGAGTTGGCGGCGGCGAAGCACCGCGCGTGCCGTGAGCGCATACGGACGTTAGGTGTGCAAATAGAAGTGGGCCGCACCATGAGTGCGGCCACACGTTCTCAGTTCAGCGCTGAGGCGGTCGGTCAATGGACTTGACATATCGCTGCAAAGCGCGTCGCACCACGTCGCTGACGGTCTCGCCACGGCGCTCTGCTGCTGCCAAGGCTGCCTGCCACAGGTCGTCAGGGATGCGTATTGCGCGTGGTGCGTCAGGCATGGCGCTCAGCCTCCACCGTCTTGACCAGGGCCACAATGTCCTCGGCAACCTGATCCAGCGGTCGGGGCATTTCTTCATACATCGGGTCAGTCTCGCCTTGGTCGTCACGTCCCCAGCAAAACTCCTCCCAAGTTCCTCGCCCCAGAGTCCAGCCTGGGCCAACGAACCAGCCAGGGCCAGCAAGAACGGGAAAGTTCTCGTCGGCATCTGGTGTGCCCACCATGATCGTCGCGCATCCGCCGCCTGTCTGCTCAACGTATGCGGGGACGCCGCGCTGCTCAATCAGTTCTACAAGTGCGTCAAAGTCAATCTCGGTGTCGTTCATGGTTCCTCCCTAGTTGGTGCCTGTATATACAGACTAAGGCACGGCGTATATACAACGCAAGCCCATATCCAAGGTTTCCGATATGTCCGATTTGAGCGTGTCGTATGAGGATCGGGAGCCTGTTCAGCGGGTACGGCGGCCTGGATATGGCTGTCGGTGGGGACCTGGCTTGGTACGCCGAGGTTGAGCCAGCGGCCTGCAAGGTCATGGCAGCGCACCACCATGGCGTGCCGAACCTCGGCGATGTGACCCGCGTGGACTGGTCGCAGGTGGAGCGCGTAGACGTCATCACCGCTGGCTACCCATGCCAGCCATTCAGTAATGCCGGCAATCGGAAAGGCAAGGACGATGAACGACACCTATGGCCCTACGTACGAGATGCCATTGGCGCGTTGGGACCGTCCCACGTCGTCTTGGAGAACGTGCGCGGCCACCTCACTTTGGGATTTGCCGATGTTCTCGCTGACCTTGCCGACCTGGGGATGTCTGCGCGGTGGGGAGTTGTACGAGCTGCCGACGCCGGAGCCTGCCACAGTCGAGCACGGCTATTCGTCGCTGCCTACCCCGATGGCCGACAACTCACGAGGCTTGCCGAACGGCGGGAACTTTCAGAGTCTCCCGAACGCTGTGCTGGGATTACCGACCCCGAAGGCGTCGGATGGGGAACGAGGCCGCGATCTGCCGCGGATACGCCAGGACGAGAGCGGTCGGGAGTTGGCGACTGCTGTCGGATTACTGCCCACTCCCCTAGCAATGAACGGCCAGGAGCGCAACCAGACAATCTACCCGCGCGAGGGACCGCAGAACTTAGAGAACGCGCTCGCTCTGCTGCCCACGCCAGCCGTGAACGACATGGGAGCCGGCAAGGACCCGCAGGCGTGGGACGAGTGGGCAGCAAGACAGAAGGCGGCAGATGGGAGGCCGGCACCGCACGGCAAGAGCCTGGAGCAGGAAGCGCTGCGCGTTGGGGCGACTACGCACCAGCCATTGACCGCTGGGAGCGCGTCCTGGGCCGATCTGCTCCAGCCCCTACCGTTCGCCGAGCCGATCGGGACCGCCTAAGTCCTCTGTTCGTTGAGTGGATGATGGGTCTGCCGGAAGGCTGGGTTACCGGCCACGGCCTGAGCGCGTCGCAAGAACTGAAGATGCTCGGTAACGGCGTCGTCCCGCAACAGGCAGCACTCGCGCTGCGGTTACTCGGTGCGGCATGAGGTTTATGTCCAAGAAGCGTGCCAAGCGTGCCAAGGAGCGCCGCACCCTGGTCGAGCGCGTCCTCGACGACCGTCCCATCTGCGAGCGCTGCCACATGAACCCCAGCACCGACGTCCACGAGGTCATACGCCGCAGCCAATGGCGGGACGGCATCTACGTCATGGACAACCTGCGTGCGCTGTGCCGTCGCTGCCACCGCTGGATCACGGAGCACCCGCAGTCTGCGCATGACGAGGGTTTCAGCGCGTGGTCATGGGAGCGGGATAAGTACCTGACTGACGAGGACGGTCGGCCATGAGTGGCGGTATTTGGCGCGCGGTGAATGTGAGCCCAGGGAAGTCGGCAGCGACTCTCGGCAACCTGGTGGCCGCAGCAGCCGCGAACCTTGACCTGGATGTGGAACTGAGCAATCAACTAGCGGCAGAGACAGCACGCATTGCGCTGGAGTGGCGCATCTTGGCGGTCAAGTCATGAGCCAGCACAGGAAGCACCGCGGCCACGCCACGCAGCGCATCGTTGCCGAGTATCTGCGCGACAACGGCTGGCCGTTCGCCGAGCCGACAGGCGCAGGACGTCAAGGCACCGACGTCACGGGAGTGCCAGGGATTGACGTCGAGGTGAAGGCACGCCGCGACCTGGACCTGACCGGGACCCTGCGCCAGCAAGCCGAGCGCGCCAACGACGGGACCGTCTGCATCGCCGTGATTCGACCCGACGGCTACGGCCCCGCACGGATCGCGGAGTGGCCGGTGCTGATGACTTTCAGCCAAGCGGTGCAACTACTAGGGGAAGCGGGTTACGGCGATGCAATGGATGGATGACGCGGTGTGCCGGGAGGTCGGCGTTGCTGCCTTCTTCCCTGAACCTGGCGACGTAAGGGGAGTGCATCGCGCCAAGCGCGTCTGCGCCGGTTGTCCCGTGGTGGATAAGTGCCTGGACTTCGGATGGATGGAGCCGCACGGGATCTACGGCGGCATGACAGCGGCAGAGCGACAGAAGTTGCGACAAATTAACAATCGAGAAGCAAGGAGAAGCGCATGAGTATCCCCGTCACGCTGGTTGGTCGGCTAGGTGCCGACCCGGACCTGAAGTTTGGCCAGTCCGGTAAGGCCGTCTGCAAGTTGCGGGTGGTCACGTCTGGCCGCCGCATGGTGGACGGCAAGTGGGAGGACACCGACACGACGTGGTGGACGGTGACTGCGTTCGGTCCTGTCGCCGAGCAGTCTATGGAGTACCTGTCTAAGGGCGCTGCCGTCGTTGTGGTCGGCAAAGCCAAGGAGGACGTCTGGACCGACAAGGACGGGAATGAACGCCGCAGCGTGGCTGTGTTGGCCGACACGGTGGCGCAGGATTTGCGCTGGTTGTCGCAGGTTGGACGCAGCAAGGGTGCGCCGATCGAGGACGACCCGTGGAAGTTATCCGACCCGGCGCACGCGCCCTTCTAGCACGACCGTCTGACATCAAATAACCGTTGGAAACAAAGGCTCAACTAGAGGTTGAGACCTTGAGAAATCTGGAGATTTGTGGCACAATGAACACACCTGCGCACGACCAAATAGGTGCCTCGGCGACCGCGCAAACGGCCCCGAGGCTTGACCGGCTATTAGGGAGCCAGTATGTGCAGGGTACCAATGAGGGTCCGGGTGCGCCCATGAGCATCCAACGTGTCCCAGAAGTTCCGTTCGCTCAGATCGCCAACAGCGCGCTGAGGGATAAGCGGCTGTCGTTCAAGGCCAGGGGAATCCTGGCGCTAGTCCTGTCCAACGTCGGCGAGTGGGAAGCCACGCTGCGCTGGCTGACCAGCCAGTCAGACCACGACGGCAAGCGAGCGATCCAGGCTGGACTGAAAGAGCTCACCGACCTCGGCTACCGCGAGGTCAAGTACGAGAGCCGCAACCAGAAGGTGTTCACCATTGTCGAGTGGCGGCACATTCCGTGCCCACCACAAAACGTGGCAGGCACAAAACATGACGGTCACGAAACGTGGTCGTCTATAGAACAACATCCATTAGAACACTATTCAGAAGAACATCATCTGACAGAACAGACGAGCGACTTCGATGCGTTCTGGTTCGTCTATCCACGCAAGGAAAGCAAAGGCGCCGCGAGGAAGGCGTGGACTAAGGCTGTCAGCAAGGCATCAGCAGCCGACATCATCGCCGCTGCCGAGCGTTACCGGGATGACCCGAACCGGGAGGACGGCTTCACCGCTCACGCCGCTACGTGGCTGAATGGGGAGCGTTGGGACGACGACCCGCTACCGAGCCGCGCGGACACCATGAGTGGCCGTGAGCGCCGACTCAAGCAGCAACTCACCGAGGACCCGTGGTCGCCGAAAGCGATCCAGCGATGACACGGGAGGAGGTCGCCGTCCTGCTGGCCGTGCTGTCGGTCCATGAGCCATTCCTCACCAATGACAGCGTGGCGGTGGCGACCTGGATGGACACCCTTGATGCCGAGATAACAGCCG